ATCATGTATGATGCTGGTTACTATGAAGAACTATATCAGCAGGGAGACTTCTTTTCAGATGACCATGATGCACTAATGTTGCTGAATACATATTTGGATGACCCTCAATATAGAAATGAAGAAGCATCAAAAGCACTAGATTGGATTAACAATAAACTTATCTACAAAGATAAGATGATTGAAATGAATGAATATATGAATGACTTGTTATCAAAACAGAAAGTTATGGGTGATAGTGAGAAGTTCAAAGAAATTGTTGAATTTATAAAAACTAACAAAGAAGTTAGAAAGATAGATTTGATGGATTGGTTGTGTTGGGGTAGAGGAATTAAGTGGACACCATATCGGCGTGCTCTTATGAATCACCCAAACATATTTGATGTGAACGGTTCTTTTCCAACATACCGTTGGAAAGATTAATTAAAGGAAAATGAAATGAAACAAGATACAATTGTTACTCTAGTTATGGCTAATGGCGCAGAAATTATTGGTAAATATATCACTGATGATATGGTTACTTACACACTGGAACGTCCCAGACTTGTACAGGTTACAGAAAAGGGAGTCGGACTTGTTGATGGTATTGCAATGACAGGTTCTAAACCAGATGGTACAGTACAGTTCAACAAACACTCTGTTGCTTACATGGTTGAGACTGCAAAAGAAATTGCAAACGGATGGATGACACAAACTAGTGGAATACAAATGCCACAAAAAGGTGGAATTATCTCTTGACAAATCTAAGTTATTTTGGTATTATAGTAAACTATAACTAAAAGGAGATGCTTTATGCGTGACGATACACTACTATTC